CTGTGCCCAAGTCATGTGCATTGATTCAAACTGTGCATTGATAGCATCAGTGGATGAAAGCATTGCATTCTTTACAATGTCAGCAGTGATTTGACCTTCTGATGCCATGTTTCTGATTTGACCAATTGGAACATCCATATAATCTGCAATAGCTTGGATGACATTTGGTGCTGATTCAAACACTGCATTCAGTTCTTCACCACGCAAGACACCTGAACCCAAGGCTTGGGTCAACTGCAAGGATGCACTGGACATTTCAGCCTGTGAAGCACCTGCAATGACGAACATTTTATTCAGGTTTTCAGCAAAGGCAATAGTTTCATCATTAGAACTGAAAGCATCACCTGCCCTTTGTCCTAATTTTGCAACCACATCTGCTGTTGCCAGGTATGCCCCTCTTGACCGCTGTGCAGAAGCAAAGATTTTTTCTTGAAGTTCTTCTGTGGTCTGCAATCCATCATTCATCATGTTCAGTCTTGCTGTGGTTTGGGTGACTGAATCAGAAAGTTCAAATAGCTTTCCAACTGTATGAATGGATGCATATGCAGCAGCAACACCCATGACTTTCTTTGCAAAGCCATCCATATTTGAACCGCCTTGCTGAATATCCCTGTTCAATTGTTCTTGTGCATCTTCACTTTGTCTGATATTGCTTTCAAGGTTGTTTGCAGAAGCATTGATTGCATCAATAGAAGACCTTGCACTGTCAAAATTTGCCCCATCAAAAGCATTGCTGCTTGCAGTATTCAATGATTCATAAGCACTGACAGTTCCATTTATTGCAGTCATGATTGTGTGCATTGGGGCAGAAACCCTGTCATATAATTCAATTTGTGTACTAATACTTGCCATAGTTTTTCACCACCTTTCTTTTGAAATAATTGATAAATGTACCTATACCAAAGAACTTTCTGTTGCTCTTGGTATAATTTTCCTTGATGCTTCTTCTTTTCTTTTCCCAGTCACACGAAACAGTGTATGGGGTTTCAACCCCTTCCAGGTTGTAGTATTTGATGAACAGTTCAACATACTTATCATCTTTGTTTGTTATCTTGGGCATCAGCTTTCTAATACAGGAATAGAAACCTTTCTTTGTACCCAATAGGTCATCAGGCAGGGTCATCACTGCTTCAAGAATTGGAATTGCCTTTTCACAATTGGGGTCTGCTTTGTTCAGAAGAAATTTACCTTCTTTGATGATGCAGACAAAGTCATCACCCTGGGTTTCAGTCAAGGTCAAGTCTTTGATGTATCCCATCTTGATATGGTGGAAGTTCACTGTCCATAGGTCATCATTTATCACTTTAATGTTTGGATTCATTTTTTCACCTTCTTCCTTTGAATTTATGTGACTATATTTCTAATTGCTTGATTTTACAGGGTTTTAAGCTGTTTCTGTTACTAACCTGTTATTATCCTGTTCCAAATGAAGGACAACTTCAAAGGCTGCCAATGCTCTGTCATGCAGGTTGTAAACCCACCGAATAGATACATCCAATATCTTTGCAACCTGTTCCCAGGTTTTCATGGAAACATATCTTAATGCCAGGACTGCTTTCAATTCCTTATCAGGAAGCAGGTCAATCTTTTTGCATAGTTCCTTCTGTGACAAGACCAACTTCTGAACATCTGCATCCAGTTCAGATTGCAGGTCATTGACCAGGGCAACTGTTGATGGGTCTGTTATTGCCAAACTGCCAAAGAAGGCAGTGTTGTTTTCAAGTGTTTCTTGCTTTGCTTTTATCAGGTATTCCAACCCTTTGAACTGTTCCAAATATGCTTGTGTATCCATATCAATTCATTCCTTTCATTGTTCAATAGTTCAATATCTGTTCAATTAAATGGTCATAGCTTTTATTGATGGATATTTTCTTTGCACTGGTTTCAATTCTTTTCAGTGCAACAAATTCAGTAGAAGACATTCCAGTGTCTTTGAACCTACCAACCCCATAATGATAAGCTTGTGAGCAGTCATATCCATACATTTCAGCAGCTTCTTTCAGTTCATCCATCTTTTGAAGCTTCCTAATGCCATCAGTTTCAAGTTGTCTGATTCTTTCTGTTGAAACACCTTGTTCCTGTGCAATATCACCCAGGGTCATGTTGTCTTTATATAAACCAACAATGGCTTTCTTTCGCTTTTCTTCAAGTGAATCAACCGCTGCCCAAAGCCTATTGGATGCATATTCAATTGAATCAGCTTCAATGATGCTTTCTTCAAGGTTGAAGTCATCAGCAATGGTGTCAGCCACACTCATATCATCAGTACCAAGGATGATTGCTTCCAGGCTCATGGTGTTGCACTCATATATGCACTTTTCCAGGCTTTTCAGCTTCCTTTTGGTAATTCCTAAGCCTGACATGAAATCATCATCTGTGGGGTCTATATGACTGTCCTGAATGAACTTCTTTTTGAAACTGTGATACTTGGACATTTCTTGCAGCATATGGACTGGAATCCTTTTGGTTCTTCCACAATCTGCATTGTATCGTGACATCTGTGCTTTAATTTTATGTACCGCATAGGTCATGAATTTCAATTCTTGCCCAGGGTCAAATGATTCAACCGCTTTTACTAAACCAAAATATGCTTCTTGCATCAGGTCTTCTATTTCAACAGAATCTTTATATGGGTATGCCAGTTTGTGCATTAACCATTTATTCTGTTCATAAAGTTCAGTCATGTTCACATTCACATCAATCCCTGACTGTATCAATGCAACTAATTCTTCATTGGTCAAACAACTTCACCTGCCTTTCATTGAAAATTATTAGGTCATAACAATAAACCCCTGAAAATACAGGCATTCATGCTGATTTTGTTACTACCCTGTTACTATCAAGGAAGGGAAACAGGCGGTTTTGTCCTGTTTCCCTTAGTTTTGAAAGTTAATTTTCAATTGGATTTTCAGTCATTTCTTCTGCAATGGAATCAATGATGCTTGCAAAGTCAATGACAGCAGCTTCACCTTCCAATTGTTCATATGAATCCATTGGAATTGAATATCCAACATTATGAACACGCAACACTTCCTGACCCTGTTCTTTGGCATGGATGAAAAGAATGTTGGCAAGTGCTTCAATCTCATTGAATGTGTTCAATGTTGTTTCAACTTTGTTCAGTTTTCCAAAAGTCAATGGGAATGTGCTGTTACCCATAGCATCTTCAAGTTCAACCTTCTTGCCTATAACCTGCTTAAACAAACGCATTTGATTGTAGTCACCCAGGAAGTCTTGCAAGATGTTGAAGGCTGCCATATCAGTGATGTCATCACCTTCAATTTGGATAAACTGCAAAGCATTACTGACTTTTGTTGCATAGTCAGCAGGTTTGGTGACAGGCTTGACCACCATTGGAAGCAACTGACCCTTTGCTTCTGCAATAACTGCCTTTAGTTTCTGATTGTAGACCACATCAACTTTCTTCCAGGCATCAATGACAGCACCAATGCCTTCATTGATGGTCAGCTTCAAACCATCAGGTGTATACCTCTTTATTGTTTCAGCTACCATGAATGGTTCAATGACCTTTTGAATTTCTGCTTCATGCACCTGGGAATTACCATGGTAAGCATCAATAATTTCCTTAATCTTTTTTACAAGTTCAATTTTCATTTTATTTTTCACCTTTCATAAATGGATTTTGCAGCATTGGTTGTCCTGCATCTTCAAGCTGCTTATTGATAGATGCATAGATGCTGTTTATCTTAGCATCAAAGAATTTGTTCGCTTTCTTGGACATGATGTTCTTTTCTTTATCGGATATTGAAACCTGATACCGCCCAATCCTTTTGGATTGGGCGGTCTTTATGGTTTTTAATGCTTCCTGCTTTTCTTTATTCAGTAGCAAAATCTTATCCAATTGCTGTGCAATAAAGTCATTCATATTAAACCCTTGGGTCTATTCTTCCATAATTTCCCCATTCAACTACATCAGTATTAGGGGTGTCCATTTCACTAATTGCAGTCCAAAGTGTTCTTCTGTTAGCAGGGTTCATTTTTACTTTGAATTCTTCAATTTGGGTGTTGATGTAGGTACTGATTTCATCCTTTTTAAGTAGTGCTTTACCAAAGGAATCCCCAGTCACCTTGTCAATTGGTACTGTGTAACCTGCTATCAGAGCTGCTCTGATAGCAATTACTGTGTCATTTCTTTCATCAGAATTAAAATACTGGAATACATATTCCTTTGCGAAGTTTGTTTCTTGTGTTGTCATACTCATTTTTCATCTTTCCTTTCAAATTTTGATTTTTTTGTTGTCGTTGTTTTGATTGTTCAAATTCATTTTTAACCTGGTTCAGTCCAGTATCATTTGTCTTTCTGTTTTACACCTGAAATACCAAATTGGGTGGGATAATTATGACTTAATATTATTGAAGTGCTGATTTTACAGGCTTTTTCAATGGTTTTGTTACTAACCTGCTATTATCAGGCTTTCCAGTCTTCCAAATTCAGTTTATATCCAAGGGTCTTGAATGCAGTTGTTTCAATTCCTTTTGAACCTTGACTGAACATGACTTTCTGTGAAATTGTTCTGTTGCTGCACTGAATCTTTGCAATGTTTGCATCCTGAAAGTAATGTTCAGCTACTTTTTCAATCTGATGGCAGCAGGGGCAGCACACATAGTAAAAACCATCACTGTATGCAAAAGGCTTTGTTTCCTGGAATACTTTGCATCTATCATCCAGGAACAGCGTTCTGTATCTTCTGCCACATAGAACATTGACCGCTGTCACATGTTTGATATTTACTTCTGATGCTTCATTCAAAATATGGTTAAAATCTAAAATCATGAATCCCCCTTAATCATCTTCATCAGCATCCAAGTCTTCTTGGATGATAACAGGAATTGCACCTTCAATCTTCAACCTATCACTAAACAGTCCAAGGTGTTTTCCAAGCAGTTCTAATGCTCTGATTTTGTCATAGGTTTTGATTTCTCTTTCAGTTCCAAGTTCACCTGACTTGGTTGTGAAGGTCTTAATTCTGACAGAACAGATAGTTGCTGTATCATCCCTGGTTGCAGTATCTTTGACTGTCACATCATTCATATTCACAAAATCTGCCATGTTGGCAAAAGCAATCTTGGCAAGTTCAAGAACAATCCTGTCCTGATTCACACCAGTTCTTTTGCTTCTTTCAGCCATAGCTTTATCAATAGCACCTGAAATGCTAACATTTGCTAACAATCTTGCACCCTGTTCATTTGCTGTCTGTGAAGAATACCCTGCACGAATAGCAGCCTGGGTTGCATTCAAATCAAGCAGATATTCTTCAATAAATGCCTTTTGTTTCTTTGTCATCTAATCACCATCCTTTCTGTGTGGTTTATATATTATTGAGTTCAACATTTCTCAACATTTTATGTTTTACCTTGTACTTACCTTGCCTATCTGAATCCCTGTCAGAACTCATATAACGGTCAATTAGCGGTTTTCTTTGCTTCCTTGGGTATTTGTATGCCCTGGTCTTCATAAATGGCAAATATGAATAACCAGGACACACACCATGAAAAAAATGAAATAAGGATGGAAACAAAGTTGAAGAACTTTTGAACAAGCATTGGATGTCAACTTGTCCATAATACTATTTTAGCAGATTCACCATGCACTGTCATGAAAAAACACTATATGTGGTTATAATTTAGGAAATACCCACCACATATAGTGTTTTACATATTATCTTTTATTGATTATTTTCCTTACCCTGTCAATACTCAAATCAACCTTGTCTGCAATGTATTCAATAGACCTGCCTGATTCAAAGAATAGATTCCTGATATAAAGTTCCTTTGCTTCCTGGTCAGGGAAGTCAATTCCTTTCTTTGGGATGTAAAGCAGCATTCCTGCAAAATTATCAATCATCACCTGAACTGCTTCATCTCCAATCAATTCCTTGACCTTTTGGATTGATGCAGTGTTAGACATCTGAATCACACATTCCATCATCAAAGATTATAGGCTGTCTTTTTATCAAGTAGTGTTCACCATTCAGATACTGATGCCTTTCACAATCAATATCCAGGCAGCATCCAGGTTGAATCTTACCTTTCCCAACCATATCAGTTATGTGAAGTTGACCACAATCAGGGCAAACATACCAGTAACCACCTAACCAAGCAATAGGTTTGACCACATTGAAACCGTCTTCATTCCTTTGGGTTCTTGAATCAATATAGTATTCGCCTTTTTCACCTTCATTCATCACCTGGGTGTGCTTGCAAATTACCTCTGTGTTTTCATTGTTGAATAGTCTGTTCAATAGATTATTTAATTTCATTTCAATCATCCTTTCGTTTTCAAATTTTATGGTTTTGTCTTTCTGTCTTTCTGACTTCGCTCTCACAACTATCTTTTATTAGGGAAAAAGTTTTTAGAAAAATAAAAGATATAAGTGAAAGGAGTTATTATTTATATATATATAGAAGACAGAAAGACAAAATTTTATTTCATTTTGTAAAAATATGGTTTCTCACCATCAACCCTTTTTTGATAAGTTCTGTATCCAAACTTGTTGCAAATAGTTCTTGAAAAGTCCTTCTGTGCCTTCATATTAGCTTCTTCACCAATGTTGATGCAGAATGCTTGATATTCAGGGTAAAGACCTTTATGCCCCAGTTTTATCGGTTCGCTTTCAAGTCTGTCAATAATATCTTCTGTTTCTTCAAGCCACCTTAAAACATTGTCATTTTCTTTTTCAAATTCTTTTGTGACTTCATCTGCTGCTGCTGTTGAAATAAATCCCTTGTTTTTTATCAGGCTTTGATACCCTTTAATTGCTTTATTGAGTAAGGCAGACATGCATTCATCAGAAGTCAGGTCTCTTTCAATTTTAGGGTTAAAGTCTGCATCAGACTTCTTGAATACATGATTGCAAGGGATGCAGATGACCCTTCTTTCAACACCATCAAAGTCATTTGAAAAGTCAGGGAAGTGGTTCATCCCAAAGATTAACTTTGTTGTGTTGTAGTAGGTAAATGATTGCTGATATTTTCTTTCAACTGTGATTCCATCACCAGTGACCAGGCTTTTGAAGATACCTGATGTTTCAATTTTGTACTTTTGACGGTCTGCAACAATGTTTGCTGTTTTATTTACAATGTCAGAAATAGCAAACCTTTTGTTGAAGGCATTCAAGTCAATACTTGAAACATTGTCCTTTCCGCAAAAGCAGATAATCATGTTAATGACTGTTGATTTTCCTGAACTGGGTAAACCAATCATGAAGAAACATTTTTGATAATTGACATGGTTCATCAGAAGGTAACCAAGCATTTGATTGAACAGTTCAATCTGTTCTGAACTGTTGTCGAACACCTTCAAAAGCATTTCATCCAGTATAGGATAAGTAGCATCAGGGTCATATGTTGCATTGATTTGTGTGAATTGAACTATGTTTTTTGTGTGCTGAACTAATTCAACAGAATCACCATCAATCATCAGCATTCCATTTTTTACATTGATGAAATCGGTCTTGATGTTATCCCATTCTTTGAAGGTTTGACCCTTTACATAGTCAATGACTTCCCTTTTGAAGTTGATTTTTGCTGTTGGGTGATTCTTTGTAATGAATGAATTTATCTTTTCCTTTGTGATGGGTGTATACACACCTGAATCATAGGTATAGAAGTTGTCATTTACAGTTATCAATTCAAATCTTTTTATAACTTCATCACCTGCTGCCACATGGGATAGATTTTTTTCAGTTTGGTGGTCTTGGATTCCTTTCAGCTTTTCAACTGTTTCAGGTCTTAAAATTATGTCAATTTCTTTATCAGACAGGGATTCTTCAAGAATATAGCTGTTCATTAGCTTGATGACTTGAATTGCCTGTTCCGCTTCAAGACCTGTTTGGGTTAGGTGGAATGCATAAGTTGAAAACCCATTGTTTCTGTCACCTGATACAATTTCCAAGTCAAATGGTCTTTTGGCTGATTTCTGTAATGGATACAACCACACTGGAAGGAAATCAATTTCATCATTGTCCAGGCTGCCTTTTAACCATGTACGCATAACACCATTCACCTTGTAGGGAATATGTTCTTTAGATTGTCCACCACCCAGTTTCCATTCAGCTTTGATTGCAATTGGGGAATACCAGTTAATTTTGTTTGAATCTATGCTATTTTCAGGCAACTTGAAATAAAAGTGCTTTCCATGTTCAGTAAGCATCAAGTTATATCTGATACCATGGTCATCAAGCATCTGTCTGACAATTTCACTTCTTGGTGACCCTTTCACTGGTTCAAGCAGGTCACCTGTCTTTTTATCTATGTCATCAAAATCAACCTTCACAAAGCCTGATTTCAATCTTGCACATAAATCACCATTCCACCCAGGAATTGAACCTTGATAGTATTTTCTTTCAGATTCCTTTTGGTTTGGGTGCTTACCTGTTGCTGTGCAAATACCGTCTATCATGCATTAACCCCCTTTCTTTTAGATTTTTGTAAAATTCCATTAGTCCATAATAATGTTGAAGTCATTTTCTTCATGTTTCACCTTTTCAATGGGTCTTTCTTCTAATATTTTAATTGCCTTTTGAACATATTCAGCAAGGTTACCATTTTCAAGACCTGCTGCATGTGCATTGAATCCAAAGTCACCCTTGTCATCAAGTAGAAGGTTGCATACATCAATTGCTGCTGCATCCGAACCTACTTCATCAATCAATCTTTGAACTGGAAACATGTGATTCAATCTTTGAAGCTGATGTTTATATTGCTTGTAATTATCAAAAGTAATTTCCCAGGAATCCTTGATTCCCAACGAACGAAGAAATTCATTACATGCATGGATTTGAAATCCTTGTGTTAAAGGGAAATGGAATTCATGTTCAATGCCATCAACTAATTCTGTAATGGCAATTGCAGGGTCATCCTGGACTGATGCTATCAATTCCATGTTGATTATGTTCTTCTTGTTAATGACTTCCAAATTTTTAATAGTTTTCATGGTTTATACCATCCTTTTCATTTTTAATTTTGATTAGTTGCGATTTTCAAGTATTACATTGATGTCTTTCTGAATCCTATCTAATAGTCGGTTGATAATTGCTTGTTGGCTTTCTCTGCTCATTGTTTCACCTGCTTTCTTTAGTTGCTTTCATTACTGAAAGATTTTAAGTGCTGTTACACTTTATTGAAAAATAATTCCTGGACTGAACTGTTTAAAGTATCAGCTAACTTCTTCATCAGGGATGCACTGGGATATGTTTCAGATGTTTCCAACTTAGAAATATACTTTGAAGTAACATCAAGCAATTCTGCCAGTTCTTTCTGACTGTACCCTTTTTTAATTCTTGCCATCTTTAAGTTCAAGTTCATTTAACTCACCACCTTTCTAATAACCATTGCCAATGGTATCTATATTTAATATTATGCCATTGACAATGGGATAAGTCAATAGTATAATGGTAAATATCAAAATTAAATATTTACATATCCCATTGATAGTGGTATTATCATAAATAAGGAAGGTGATATGATGCCATTAAAGGAAAACTTGAAAAGATTACGCAAACAGAATAAAGTCAGTCAAAGGGAATTAGCAAGAATAAGTGGTTTAAGTTTTAGCATGGTTAGTAAATTAGAAAGTGGAGAACAATCTAATCCTTCCCTTGACACAATTGAAAGAATCTCTGCTGCTCTAAATGTCCAAACTTATGAGTTGATGGGGTGGGAAGAAACTTTCAATCCAAATGGGGAATTAGCTACTGATTCAGCTTTCTGTGATGCAATTTCAAGGCAGTATGGAAAAGAAGCTGTCATTTTACTTCAAGATTATGCGACTTTGAATGAAACTGGACAAAAAAAAGCTGTATCTTATATTGAAGATTTGACAGAACATCCCAAGTACCTAAAAGAAGGTAAATAAAAAAGCACCCACTGATAAACAGCAGGTGCAAACAAAAAAAGAATTACCCAGTGTAACAGCACCAGGTAATTCAGAAAAGCAACCAAATCAAGCAAGAAGCCAACAAGCAAACAAGATGAAATGGTTATTCTATTATACCATTTCAAGCTTGGAATATCAAGAAGGAAGGAATGGTGTAACTATGAAAAACCCTAATGGATGGGGTAGTGTTGTCAAATTATCAGGCAACAGAAGAAACCCCTTTGCAGTAAGAAAGACAACAGGATGGAATGAAAAGGGTCATCCTATTTATGAAACCATTGGTTATTACCCAACAAAGGAAGCAGGAATGATTGTCCTTGCTGAATACAATAAATCACCTTGGGATATAGATGCAGAAAAAGTCACACTGGATGCAATATTTGAACAGTGGTCAGAAAAGAAACTTCCAAAGATGGGTAAATCAACACAAGGTTCATTGAAGTCAGCTTTCAAGCATTGTACTAAAATAAAGAATATGAAGTATAAAGAAATTAAGTCTTTTCACATGCAGGATGTCATTGACAGTTGTGGGTGTGGGTATTCAACCCAGTGGGCAATCAAGAACCTATTTGGTCACCTGGATAAGTTTGCACTTGAAATTGATGTGATAAACAAATCCTATGCACAATTGACCACTGCTGAACCAATACCTGAAACAAGCAAACAACCTTTTTCTGATAAAGAAGTCAAGTCAGTGTGGAAAATCAAAGACCAAGAATGGGTTGATTCAGTCCTGGTGTTTCTTTACACTGGATTCAGAATCAGTGAACTGCTTGCAATTAAGACCGCAAATGTTGACCTGGTTGCAGGAACAATTCAAGGTGGCACAAAGACCAAAGCAGGAAAAGACCGCATCATTCCAATCCATTCTAAGATATTTGAAATAGTAAAAAAGAAAGTTGAAGAAGGTAATGAATATCTATTCAGCTATAATGGAAAGAAGATGTCATCTTCCCAATACTATGTTGAATGGAATAAAATCATGGTTCAGTTGAAAATTGAGAAAACACCCCATGAATGCAGACATACTTTCAGGTCAAGACTTGATTCAGCAGGTGCAAACAAAGTCTGTATTGACCTGATGATGGGTCATAAATCAAAAGAAGTTGGTGAAAGAGTATACACCCATAAAAAACTTGAAGAACTGAAAACTGCCATTGAACTAATAGCAAGTTAA